ATGCTCTGCTTGAGGTTATGGGCGATGCTGAAGAGCCAAAGACCGCTTCCATGCTGATTGAGGAAGCTGGGCTGACCGATACGGTGAAGCCCGCAAGCGTTCCTTCTCTTCTGCGCCCGCTCGTTGAAGCTGGTCTGGTGCTGAAGGTGGACGTAAAGGTGACTGGCAAAGGCACTCAGCGCGGCTACATTAGGGCGTAAGACGTAAAGCCCTTACGTATACGTAATACTTAGAGGTTAGACTTTTAAGTCTAACCTCTATATTTTTATATCTTTTTGAAATTTTCATTCTGAAAATTTGACAACTCATATATTTATATGTTATAATATATATAGAAGATAAATTTCTACAAAATCTTAGCGTCAAGTTTTAGCTACCGAATTTTCTGGAAAATCTCTTCCCATATATATAATATATATATTTATATATAAAATTTTACCCAAAATAAAAATTTGCAAAGTGATGAAATTTGTGGCCAGAGACAATTAATCCCATAAAATCCCATAATGCCCCTAAAAACATACCAAAAATCGCTTCCGCCACGTGGTCTCCATATCCCTGACAAAATACCTCTCTAGTCGTATACAATTTACGTATACGATTTATTTATACGAATACTTATACGAATATTTATAAGTATACTTATACATATAATTTTTGGATTTTTCGCGGTTATCCCTTTTATACCCCTTTTGTCCTACCCCGTTTATCCCATTTATATATACGTTATACGTATACATATTATATATACGTTTTACTTATACGTTCCCCGTTCTACCCGTTTTCTACCCCATTTATATATACGTTATACATATACGTATATATATAAGTTAAACGTATAAGTATTATATATATGTTTAATATATAGATATACTTATACGTTCTATATTTATATTGAATATTTTCCTTATCTTTTTGTTTATATGTAGAACTTACTATATAGCCACTATAAATTTTTGAAGAAATTTTACAACTAAAATTTTCAGAAAATGTTGAAGGCGGCTGAGCCATTAATTTGACTCGCCGCCATTAGTTCCCATTATATAGTAGATAGCTACATCGCTCTCTTCTCGTCTTACCATATCAACTGATTGCTGAACATACATATTTTCTCCCAGTTGAATTTCCATATACACTCGCGCGCTGTCATCAGAAGAAGGATAAGTATTGATAATTGTTTTGAGTTCTTTAAGCGTCATAAACGCTAGACCTCACTTCATCAAGATAATCTTCTGCATCCTTAAGCTGCGCGACCGCATCAGTATAATACTTGCAAGCCTTTTCAAAAACCCTATTGACTTCAAGATATTTATCATGAACCATCCAATACTTATTCTGCGCGTTAGCTGCTCGCTTTGCCGCAATCTTTGCATTACACCGAGCCGCCGCGAGCTTGCGCCCAAACTCTACATCAAAAGTATCATTAGGGTGACACTTAGCTACGCCGCGCACCGTCTTACCAGCGTAGGTAGAAAGCGCAATCACCTTATTCGGGGTCTCAATATACTTATAGTTGTTATACATTTGTTTTACTCCTTTAATATAATTTTCATTTTCAAAATTTTTTATATCTTCATCCATCGCCATTTGTCTACGTTTATCCATCATTCCATAATTAATAGATGGCGCATAAAATTGTCTACGCTTTCCTTTATTACGAGTTTTTGCAGAACACATTGGACAACTACAATGGATTTTATTTTTGCTATACTGGTGAAGATTTTTATACATTCCACGATTAGGAAACATATATTCTCCATCACTATAACCAGGCCAAAAACTTGGATACCAAGAAACTGCTATATCTATTTCTCTTTTGCGCTTAGCTTTTGTATAATTTTTATATCGCCGCCAAGCTCGTGTTCTAGCCATATACTTCACTTCCTTTAATGGCAGGGGATCCCGGTGCCGCCCCGGGGCATCCAGATTTAGAGTCTGGCGGGCTAGCTGTTACTCCAATCCCCATTATCAAACCTATGAGAGGTCTTGCCAATCAGCCCATTCAATTACCACATCATCTTCATCAATACCATTTATCTTTGCTTCCGCATATATCCAGCTTAACTTACACGGCGCGCCGCTAAATAAATCAATTACAAAGTCCTAGTAAACTATGCCTTCTTTATATTTATCACCGCTCAAATAACGACATTGCATAGGCCAATCATACCAATATTCCACTCCTTTCTACCTCTCTTAATTTATATAAATATTATAACACAAAATTTAGGACTTTTCAAATTTTTACTTCAACATTCGCCCAATATTAATACCAATTGCCAAGCATGAAAAAGCAATCGCAAGAATATTACAGATACTTATTTCCATTCTTCTATTTCTCCCTCTTGAATCATATCATTATAATCTTCGATTAACTGTGCTTTACTTGTATACCATGTATTAAATGTTTTCTTTGACCAACCGCATTTACAAAGTGTCCGCATTGCTTCTTTTAACCCATCTTCAAAGTCTACATCAGCCACAACAATTACTGTATCACCACAATACGGACACGGCTTCAACAAATTCTCTTTAAACTACTTCTTTACTCTTACCATTTAAAATATCCCATCATCTGACCCATATAAAGAGCCAATCAAAATCACAATCATTACAATTAATATTAGTTTCATTAATCTCTAAACCCACTTACATCAAGAATTATCAGTTAATTTATATCTCCAATAATATCCACCAGCTTTTGTACCCTTTCTGCAACTTCTTGAAATATTAGTTATACCAGTTTTCTCACTTGCTTCTTTTATAGATTCAAAACAATTAATTACATTATGGTCTAAATCTAACTATTCTACTGGCTAATATTTTTTCTTTCCAGCCAATCGACCACCACGTAAATTCCCTTCAGTTGGTGAATAATTTTTGTAAGCTGATAAACGCTATCTAACCCACTATCTAGTTAAACCAACCTACTACGCAATTTCTTCTGTACTTAATCCTTGGTCCCACAGCTATTCTAATTCAACCTAAGGAATATCTTTATTAGTTCCTTTCCCGCCAGCAGAAATATTATATCCATCTTCTACACTATGATATTCTTTAATCCAAAAAATTTCTCTATCATCCAATAATTCCTAAGGGCAATTTTCTATTTCTTCAATAGTAAAATTTTCTTCTCCATATTTACGAATGGCACTATGTAAATGAGCGCATTTCATTTCTCCATAGGCTTCATTTACATGCTACCGCCATCTACCTTTAATAGTCTACACTGTCTAACCAATATAAACTTTATTATTTATTTTATTTGTAATTTTATATATACTTGCCATAACTATCACCTCTAATTATAAGTGATTTTTTCAATGTAAAGATATATAAAATTAATTACCAATATAAAAATCTTAATCTCTAAAACCACTAAAATCCAGAATGATGGGGCGACCACTCATATCGTATCCAAAGTTAGCATCATGGAAATCACAAAGAACATCGCTACAATTAGCTTCAACCCACTCCATGAAAGCTTCAAAATAATCTGCGCCATAAATATCAATGGCATAGGCGGCCCAGCGAAGGTCAACACTATAATCACGACTAGCTGCGATATTCATCGAATTTCTACTAGGATTAATAGGCTGCTTTCTCTCAATCTCAGGAACTACCTTTTCCTGAACATAAACATCATAGTTATGCTCAGCGCACTTAAGAGTCATCAGGAACTGCATATCAGGAACAAAAAGCCCAAAACCATCTGCCTTGGCGCTAGCCGTATTCTGAAGCTCATCATAGCAGTAGTCATCAGAAACCTGCTCATTCGCATTTTCAAAAGGAGCGAACTCAGTCCAACCTTTATCATCTTCCCATGAGTCATACTCACGAATCCAGCGGCCAGTGAAAGGAATCTTGATTACGAAAGGAAGAGAATCAATAATGATAACTGCCTTCGAGATGCCGCAAGCCACATGAAAATCTTCATCGAGAATATTTTCGAGCTGATCGTACAGAATAGGGACCTCAAGGTCTTCATCCATACCGAACTGCGCGGGCAGCTCAAGCTGGGAAACTATACCGCGCGCCTTCAGAAGATCTGCATCATTGAACTCAAACATTATTTATCCCTCTCTTTCATTTTCTATATATATTATAACATAAAATTCAATAAATTTCAAATTTAAAAGGGAGATTTCTCTCCCTTTAATTAATAAGTATTTTCCTCA